CTTACAGATATATCAACCTCCAAGGAGAGTAGCGCGGCTCTTAGCCGTGGATATCTGTATAAGGATATTGGCTTAGATTTAAAAACAGAGTTTAAATATAATAACAATCTCAACTCTAGAGCCTCTATTAATGATGTCAAAGCTATATATGACATCGAGTCTGTTAAAAATAGTATAACAACATGCTTCTTAACATCACCAGGACAGAAGATATTGTCTCCTACATATGGTATTGACTTGAGACGTTATCTATTCGAGCCTGTGAGCAATGATACAGCATTCTTTATTAGAAGTGATATATTTTCAAATCTTCCTAGATTTGAGCCGAGAGTAACTGTCTCTAGTGTAACTGTTGTTCCAGATAGAGAAAATCAACAATACGATATAACCCTTCAAATTGACGTCCCATCGCTAAATATATATGGCGTGTCTCTTAAGAACATCTTAAATAGTAACGGCTATTACTAACATGATACAAAACACTAATACAACATTTTCAACTTCACAAAACGATTATATCGCTTTTGATGCTACTACTATGAGAGATTTCATAGTAAGTAAGCTAAAAACAAATAGTACATTTACAGATCAAATATATGATGGTAGTAATCTATCATCTATAATCGAGATTGTATCGTACTCTTATAATGTGTTAGCGTTCTATCTAAACACAACATCTTCTGAATCTACTTTTTCTCAAGCATCTCTGTATGAGAATATGAACAAGATAATTAATCTCGTAGGGTACAAACCTACCGGAAAGCAGACATCTATATGCACAGTTGACGCAACTGCTAATTCAACTTTACCAACTGGTAACTATGTATTGAGAAGATTTTCATACGTATTAGTAGATGATATTCAATACACATTCCTAAAGGATTATAGCTTTTCTAAAGTAACTGCTGCTAATGAAGATATACCTGCGATAACTAATAACGCTCTTTTATATCAAGGTACAGTAGAGCAATATCCAGTATATACTGCTAGTGGAGAGGAGTTTGAAACATTTCCAATTGTAGTTACTAATATTGTAGACGGGGTTAATGAAAAGTTTATAGCTAATGGTACTATTGGTGTTTATGTAAAGGAAAAAGCTACAGGTAAATATTATCAATACAGCGAAATTTCAAATCTATATCTAGCTCAGAGCTATGATAGAGTGTATGATTTGAGATTGAATGAAAACGGTAATTACGAAGTTAAATTTGGTAATACTGTATTCGGTAGACAGCTTGAAGAGGGTGATGAAGTTATTGTGTATTATCTACTCAGCGATAACATTGCAGGTGTTATATCGCAGAATGAGATAGACGGAAATAAAATCTTCACATATTCAACATCTCTATTCGAAACTGTATACAGTGATACGGCTGTATTCACAGGATCTACAACTGTAAACAATACCAATAGTGCAGGTATAACATTAATCAACCCTATTAACTCCACAGCTCCTGGTGAAAGTGAAAGTGTTGATCAAATGCGGAAGAATGTACCAGGATTTGTTGCAGCTAATCTTAGACTTGTAACAAGCAAGGATTATGAAAACTTCTACAATAAAAACATTAGTAATATTGTACAGTCTATATACGTTGCGTCTAATGAAGAGTTTATAAGTCAATACATATCTTACTTTTATGATATAAGCGTAGATCCTAATAAGGTCAATAGAGTATTACTCAACCAGGTAAACTATGCTGATAGCTGCGACTTTAATAACGTCAATGTGTTCTGCGTACCTAAGTTTATTAATATAGCTGATGATAAAATTCCTAACTACCTTTCTCCAGCATTTAAGAACTTATTAGTGGACACAGCTGAAGATCTGAAAATGGTATGCGCTGAAGTAGTTCCTCGTGATCCTATCTATATGGCATATAAGATAGGTATATCTAACGCATCAACTTTAAATAAAAACTTAGCCAATTCTTGTAAGTTAGTTATTGTAAGAGAGAATAATAACAAAATTCAGAAGGATACTCTCAAGTCACGAGTTGTTGAAATAGTCAAAAGCTTTTTCGATCCTGCTCATAATGAATTAGGACAGACAGTCTCGCTTTCTACTCTAACGGCCAATATCCTTAGTGTGGTAGGAATAAGAAGTATATATACTTTAAATACAAGTGAAAATATCCGCTTCGATGGTGTGTCGTTTGTTCAATGGAATCCTTTATACCCTGACGATGATATATCCCTTATAAATAAAGATACAGCTCTACCGTTCTTTAAGTTTCCGTATCTATCTTACCCTCAAACAATCGCAAACTATATAGAAGTTACAGATGAGTAATATAGTATCCGAATATATACCTTTTACGGTAATAGATTACACAGGAAGCACTACAACGCTTTCCTCGTATAATTTATCTATAACACCGCTTGTATTCACACCACAGATAGCTACAAGTATTAGCTCTGGAAGAAAGCTCGTTTGGGACTTTGGGGATAATACGACATCCAATGACTTTTCTCCTTCTCATTGGTATAGTAATCCAGGAGTTTATACAGTATCATTATATGTATACGACTCCTTCGGACAGGCTAGATACTCAACAAATCCAGTAAATGTAACTATAAAGGATTACATCCAAGATACATTTACTGCTACCACTTCTGCAACAATTCTTAGCGCTGTAAATGGTGCTTTAACTGATCCGATAGTTATAACTCAAACAATCCCTGCTCGAACCGCTGGATATAAGACAGTGATTATTGAGGAGAAGGTTATAAATAATACCGCAGGCTTCTTTCCGAAGAGCTACAACCCAGATGATAAGCTTACTACTATTTCTACTTCTGTGCTGTCTTCTTACATTCCTACTGGCGACGAAGTCCGACTAGCATCAACAATATTGTACGAAGTTAGTGGAGCTAATACTTTAACATACTACAAGCTCAAAAAAGATAAGTATAATCACCTCGAGGCATACAATACTCTAATTAAGAAGACGTTTACCCCAACGCTGAGCGGTTTTGAGTTTGCTCCTATAGAAGCTATACAAATACCTTTAAACGCTGTATACGCTAAGCTCTCAAGTGGGACTATAGTAACTACACCAGTATCTAGTATCGATACTCTACTGGTAGGATATTCAGGGTCTGATACATGTTATTATAGAGATGATTTTCCGTGTAATAGGTACAATCTCACATTCAAGAGAAAGCCTGTAGGTGTTAATAATACCTTAGGTATTACACTATCGGGTATAATCTCACAAAATTTAGATATAGATAGCCTGTCTATTACATCTAATGGTATTGATGGAGATGGTGGGGTGAGTACATCGTTTGCCATTGATAAAAATAAATTTGAAAATTCAAAAATTCATTTTGTTGTCAAGATAAAAGACTCTCAGCAAAATACAATAAAGAACTTTCCTCCCCTAATCTATCAAGCAGGTAGTACTAATGAAATTCAGGTTTCATTAATAGGAAACATACCACTTTCATCCTATACTATATACAGCCTGCAGAATACTTTATCCTCATTATCAGGTGGGGGTTACTTTCGTGGGTATGTGGAGTATAGCGATACGCTAACTGATGTTATAACTGGAGTTTCTTTAAGCGCTAGAGCTACATCTCTAGTAAACAATCAAGGAACGCCATCACCATCAGCTATTACCACAGAGCTATTTGAATTGCTATTAACTGAGGATGATCTAGTACTCGTAACTGACTTCGGCTTAGCAGAGTATGATATTGAAAATACATCCAACACGTTCAATATATACCCTAAAAACTACTATGTTCCATATAAGAACGGGGAAGAGTTCGATGGTGAAGCAATGTTTAAGAGCTTAGCTTTCCAAGAATCACTAATCGATAAAAATGTATTATTTGAAGATTTCTTTGGTACTATCTTCGGAGATGAGACATCGTCACCGCAATCGCTAGGTAAAAAGATATACGAGAGAATATACAACTTCGTTGATAATAACGTCAATATAGATACTGCTGAAATATTAAAACTTATATCTCTCGGAGATATAATGGATTACAAATCTACTGTCTTCGATAAGAATCTAAGTACATTCCCAAATCTTATTACACGAATTGTTAGTTTGTTATCTATTAACAAATACAAGCTTTTTGGTGAGACTAATAAATTTACTGAAAACTTTAATACGTTCGGTATAACAACTAAAGATACGTATGGTAAAAATTTAGGAGATGAAATAGACCCACTAACGTATGTAGTGACACCTTCTGCTAACATAGTAGCATATGAGAAGTTTAGTAAAAAGTATAAGCTTCTTAACTCTTATCAACCTCTATGCGCGTCACCGTACAAGCTATCTGCATATTCAACTAACTGGGGATGGCCGTTGCTACTACCTACAACATTCATACCAGCAGATTTATCAGTATATTATACGTTTTATGAGCATAATCCTGTATATGAAGGTAATATAGTAGGGAGCACTCTCAATTTCGACCTTACAAACATAAGCCAATCGACACCGCTTAGTGCGCTTATAGAGAGTGGAGGAATTTATGAAAATATTATCCTTGATACACTTTACCAATCTCTATCCTTAACATAAATAACGTAAATGGATAGACGTTTTGATATAGGGTACCCACCAGTTCCGTTTTCTATAACTAATAAGACTGTAAATACCAGATCTGCAGAAGATAGATCTAATCCATTTTCTCTTCTCGAGTTTATTCGTAGGGTTGGAGATTTTGTAGATACTAGCAACATTACAAGTTACTATAACTATTATATAGCTGAATGGAACAAAAAGGCTTCATCAAGTACAGCAGATACAAATCAGCTAATAGTTGATGCATATACAAGCTTTATTCGTGATATATCTCTCAATTTTAGCAGTGAAGCTGAAAATAAATTCTTCTCTCAAATTGACTACACTGACCCATATGACCTTGATGTAGCTCTATCCTTTATAGGTAAAAAAATTAAAGAGATTGCTCTATACTATAGCAAAAAAAGAGAAAGCATTAAACTTGAACCCGTTAAG